AAGATTGGATTCAAGACCCGCTACGGCATGGTCGCTAATCCTTTTGCTGAAGGCGACGCTACAAACGTAGGTCTTGGCAGATTAGCTCAAGATTCCAACAAGTACTATCGTCGTGTTCTCGTCAACAACCTAATGTAATATTAGGGTGATTCGGACAAAGGGGCTTCGGCCCCTTTGTCTTTTCTTAATAACAAAGATAATTCTTATAATAAAATTAGGAGAACGCAATGTTCTCCTTTCTTTTATAAATATCCAAAAAAGGATATTATATGACCCAGATCAGAAGTCAACCGTCTAACAAAAACTTCTTATCTCCTTTTGGTTACAAGTTTTCCATCAAGAAAACTCCTACAGTTAACTGGTTTGTTCAGTCAGTTAACTTGCCTTCGATCAATTTGAATAGAACAATCATCTCAACTCCCTTCATCAATCTACCTGTGCCCGGTGATCATTTGGAGTTCGGTGACTTGCAAGTTACTTTTCGTGTAGATGAAGACATGGAGAACTACCTCGAGCTCTATAACTGGATGCAAGGATTAGGCTTTCCTGATAACTTTGATCAATACAAGTCTATTGCTGCTAGGACGCGTGGTCCACTCAGCGGTGGAACAGATCCTCTTACGGGTGAATCAATCTATTCAGACGCAACTCTCTTGATACTGTCTTCAAACATGAATCCAATAAGCGAAATAACTTTCATTGATGTGTTTCCCATGGGTTTATCACAGTTATCATTTGATTCTCGATTAACAGATGTTCAATACGTTGAAGCTACTGTCACCTTTGCTCATAGAAAGTTTAACGTCAAACAGCTGTAGTGTACTTAATATTATATTCTAGGTATAATCTAGGATACCGGTTTTAAATAATATATTGATTATAATATGAAATTAGAAGATATCCAGTTATTGTGGGAAAAAGATTGTAATATTGATAGAACAGAATTAGGAGAAGAATCTCTCAAGATCTCTCAGCTACATTCCAAGTACTTTAAACTCTTTTCAGCTGAAAGGCTCATGCTCAAGAAGCATGATAAAGACTACAAAGACTTGTATAGGACTAAATTTGAGTACTACAACGGTATACTGAGTCATGATGAGTTGAAGGAAAATGGTTGGGAACCGTTCAGTCTTAAAGTATTAAAATCTGATCTCCATATATACTTAGACAGTGATAAAGATTTGATGGTTTTTCAGCTTAAGCTCGAGATGCAGAAAGAAAAGATAGACTTCCTTGAGAACATCATCAAGAGTCTCAATACGCGCGGCTATCAGATCAAGTCTGCTATTGATTGGGAGAAGTTTAAAGTGGGAGCGTGATGGACCTTATTCGTATAGAAAAAGTCAATGAAGTACATAATAAGATAAGATGTGAATCGTCTATAGCTAAAGAGCTAGATTCCTATTTTACTTTCAAAGTACCAGGATACCAGTTTACTCCTGAGTATCGTTCTGGTTTCTGGAACGGTGAGATCCACCTGTTCAATACTTCTACACGGCTGTTGTATTGTGGCTTGATGGACTACGTTGAGAAGTTTGCAGCGGAGCGTGAGTACCAAGTCGAGTACCTATACGACGTATCAAACTTCGAGATGTCTTTGCATGAAGCAAAGGAGTACATCGACACCCTTGGTCTAAAGATAGAACCAAGAGACTACCAGATAGAAGCGTTTGCACATGCCGTAAGAAATCACAGATCCCTACTCTTATCTCCTACCGCTTCCGGTAAATCACTCATCATCTACCTCTTAATAAGATGGTATAGGTTTACTCGTTCTAAGATACTTCTTATAGTCCCCACCACTTCCCTCGTACATCAGATGTACAGTGACTTTGAATCATACGGATTTGATTCGGAGAAGTACTGTCACATGATCCATTCGGGTAAAGACAAGAACACCAACAAGCCAATCGTCATCACGACGTGGCAGTCAGTTTACAAAATGGATGATGATTGGTTTTCACGATACAATGTCGTAGTTGGTGACGAAGCTCACTTATTTAAAGCAAAGTCCCTCATCAACATCTTAACTAAGATGAAGAACTGTAAATATCGGTTTGGCTTCACAGGAACTTTGGATGGAACTCAGACTCATCGACTGGTGTTGGAGGGACTGTTTGGTATTGTCAAACGAGTAACCACGACAAAGGAACTCATAGACCAAAAACACCTGTCTCAATTTAAGATCAAGTGCTTGGTGCTGAGGTACCCAAAGGAAGAATGTAAAGAAGTGGCTAAGAAGAAGTACAAAGACGAGATAGACTACTTAGTTGCTTCTGAAAAGAGAAATAGGTTTATCAAGAACTTAGCGCTTTCTCTTAAAGGAAATACACTCTTGCTATTCCAATATATTGAGAAACATGGTAAAATACTACATAAGCTGATAGAAGGCGAGATTGAAAAAGGTAGAAAGGTGTACTTTGTGCATGGCGGTGTAGAAGCTGAGGATCGAGAAAACATAAGGATGTTGGTGGAGATGGAGAACGACTCAATCATCATCGCATCATATGGTACTTTCTCGACAGGCGTCAACATCAGGAACCTTCACAACATCATCTTTGCGTCTCCGTCCAAGTCCAAGATCAGGAACCTTCAGTCGATAGGTCGTGGCTTGAGGCTTGGTGAAAATAAAGATGGGTGCGTCTTGTTCGACATCTCAGACGACATGACACATGAATCAAGGAAAAACTACAGTCTGTTACACTTCATAGAACGTGTAAAGATCTACAACGACGAAAGGTTTGAATATAAGATGTATCCGGTAAAACTAACATGAGTAAGTATACAGTACTAAAGCTCGTAAGCGGGCAAGACGTCATAGGTAAAAAGCTACCTAATGACTTGGACACAGTTGATCTCTGTGTTAGGTTGCATAAGCCAATGGTTATGCTGTCGACTACGGTAGATAACGGTGCAACAATTGTGTTCTTGAGATCTTTTGCCTTGATAGCAAAGAACAAGGAGATCTCGATTCAAAACAGTCAGATCATTACTGAGTACGAGCCAGAAAAAGTCTTAGTTGATTACTACACAACCATGATTGAATACAATCAAAAGTTCATTGAGGATGACTTGATCAAGGGTATGAAGTCAGCTAGCATGGTGATTAGGGATGTAATCGATACTGGAAGCATCTCAAGTAAATCAAAAGATCCATATGAAAAGAGTTTAGAGTACTGGGAATCATTGATGAAATCGAGTAAGAAGCACTGATGAAAACTTCACACTACGTTGACAACAAGAAGCTTCTAGCCGAACTAACGCAGTATCGTAAAGATGTGCAAGAAGCAAAACATAACCAAAAGAAGAAGCCACGCCTTTCTAACTACGTAGGTGAGTGTATCTTACTAATTGCCAATAAGCTTTCAAATCGTCCCAACTTCATCAACTATCCTTTCAAGGAAGAGATGATCAGCGACGGTATTGAAAACTGTTTGATGTACATCGACAACTTTGATCCTCAAAAATCAAGCAATCCATTTGCATACATAACACAGATAATCTACTTTGCTTTCATTCGTAGGATCACCAAAGAAAAGAAGCACCTGTACACCAAGCACAAGTTGATTGAGCGATCAATGATTCACAATGAACTCGCAACGCAGAGCGAGTACAATGAGCAAGTAGATCAAACATTTTTTGAAAACGAACACATGAACGACTTCGTTAGAGCTTTCGAAGAAACCGTCATAAAGAAGAAAAAGAAGAAGGTTACGGGTATAGAACAGTTTATTGAAGAAGATCTCCATGTGTTGGAAGAAGAGATAGTGAATGACTCAGATAGCATTGATAACTGATACGCACTGGGGGTGTCGTAACGACAGTCCTATTTTTGCCGAACATATTTCTCGGTTTTATCGAGACGTGTTCTTTCCATATCTAGATGAGCACAACATCAACTTCATCATACACCTCGGCGACATCGTGGATCGACGAAAGTACATCAACTTCGTCACTGCAAAGAACTTAACTAAAGACTTCATCGAACCTATTCGACAAAAGAATAAATTTCTGTATGCTTTGATTGGTAATCATGACACGTTCTACAAGAACACCAATCAAGTAAATTCAATGGACGTTCTTTATGGTGATCGAGCAGGCTTTACTTACATATCTGAACCAGTAGAGATTGACTTAGATTGTAAGATACTGATGATGCCGTGGATCTGTACAGAAAACTATCAACAGTGTATGGACATGATCCAAAAGACAGATGCTCAAGTCTTGTTTGGTCACCTTGAGCTCAAAGGATTTGAGATGTATAAGGGCCAACCAAATGATCATGGGTTCGAGACTAACCTATTTGACAAGTTTGATGTAGTGTGCTCAGGACACTTTCATCACAAGTCTAGTCGAGGAAACATTCATTACTTGGGTGCACCGTACGAGATGACGTGGTCAGACTACGACGATCCTCGAGGGTTTCACGTCTTTGATACTAAGACTCGTCAGCTAACATTCGTACAGAATCCAAATAAGATTTTTCATAAGCTACACTACAACGACAGTGACATGCAACTCGAAGATGTGCTGCTATACGACTTTGAGCCATTCAAAGGTTGTGTTATCAAAGTTATAGTTAAGAACAAAACCAATCCACATATGTTTGATATGTTCATCGACAAGCTTGAAAAAGCTGGCGTAGCTGATCTACAAGTTGTAGAAGATCATTTGAATCTAAACCTTGAAGTAGATGAAGACATCTTAAAAGATGCAGAAGATACCATGACTCTACTTACTAAGTACGCCGGGCAAGTAAGTAAAGATAGATCAAAGCAACTAAGTAAGTTTTTACATGAATTGTACAGCGAAGCGCTGATGGTGGAGTGACATGTCTATAGTATTTTCAAAGCTTAGATGGAAAAACTTCTTAAGCACCGGAAATGTTTTCACGGAAATAGATCTTAAGAAATCCAATACAACTCTCATCGTTGGTGAGAATGGAGCAGGGAAGTCTACCATCCTCGATGCTTTGTCGTTTGCTCTATATGGAAAACCGTTTCGTAAAATCAATAAGCCTCAGCTTTTGAACTCCATCAACAATAAAAACTTATTAGTTGAAGTTGAGTTTGAAACAGGAAAGAAACAGTATAAGATCATACGTGGAATGAAGCCTAATGTGTTTGAGATCTTTCAAGATAACATACTAATAAATCAGAACGCTGAAACAAAAGAATATCAAGAAACACTTGAAAAGCACATCCTAAAGCTTAATCATAAATCATTTTCTCAGATCGTTATTCTTGGATCTGCTTCGTTCACACCTTTCATGCAATTGCCGGCTGCTCATCGACGAGAAGTTATTGAAGATCTTTTAGATATTCAAATCTTTTCTACAATGAATACATTGCTTAAAGGGAAGATGCAGCAGACAAAAGAAGAGCTGATGACGCTCGACATGAATATAGCTTTAACTGAACAAAAGATCGAGCTTCATAAAGCTAACTTGCAAAACTTGAGAACTAATAATTTAGAATTGATCTCCTCTTATCAAGAAAAGATAGACATTGAACAAGCTGAGCATGAAAAGCTTGTTGTTGAACAAAAAGATCTTACCGAAAAGATGGATGAGCTGGTAAAAACCATCACTGATAAAGAAAAGAATGTTTCCAGACTTAGGAAGATCCAACAACTAAACGATAACTTGGTAGAAAAGAAGATAAAGATCGCCAACGACATATCTTTCTATCATGACAACGATAACTGTCCAACTTGTAAACAGGAATTACAAGTTGACTTTAAACTTTCAAAGATGGATGATAAGAACAAGCAACTTGTCGAGATCGATGAAGCGATCATCAAGCTCGATGATGAAAAGAAAGTTGCTTTGGCAAGAGAAGCTGAGATTCAAGATGTTGAATCTGAAGTGAATACTTACTTAAAACACGTTGTAGGGCTTACACAAAAAATAAACATATGTCAGGCGACTATCCAGTCTCTTAAAAATAATATCATGCACGTTGAAAAGCAATCAAAAAAGATTGAAGAAGACGCATCGGTGCTGGATATTTTAAATGAAGAGCTAAAGACTCATATAACAAACAAAAACGAATTAGCTGAGCATAGAAATTTACAAGAAATTGCTTCTATTGTGCTGAAAGACAATGGCATAAAAACCAAAATAATAAAGCAATACATACCAATCATGAATAAATTGATAAATAAATATTTAGCGAGTATGGATTTTTTTGTCAATTTTGAATTGAATGAAAGCTTTGAAGAAAAGATCAAATCGAGGTACAGGGATGAATTTAGCTATGAATCTTTCTCGGAAGGTGAGAAACTTAGGATTGATTTGGCCTTACTATTTACATGGAGAGCTATTGCTAAACTACGTAACAGCGCCAGTACTAACCTTCTTATCATGGACGAGATATTTGACTCATCCCTAGATAACTCAGGCACGGAAGAGTTCTTAAAAATACTTCAAACTTTTACCCAAGACACAAACGTCTTCGTTATTTCCCATAAAGGTGATTCATTGTATGATAAGTTCCATTCAGTTATTAAGTTTGAAAAGAAAAAGAACTTTAGTAAGATAGCCGCATGAAATACAATTTATTTGATATAGGTGGTGAAGTTATAAAACAAGATGACAACATCTTAATAAAAGAAAATAAAGCTATTAATAATGTTATCATTCAATCCGTTACTCTGCGCACAAACAAAAGTACAAAGAAACTTCGATTTTATAATCAAGATTCCATCTATTTTTTTATCGATGGAAAGGGTGTATTTGAATTAGAAAATGAGGTAATATTTGTACATAATCAAGATTTCATATTGGTTAATCGAGACGCGTCTCATAGAATAATTAACACAGGTGACATAAATCTAAGATATCTTATACTGAAAGAGTTTCCTGCGAAATATCATGTAAAAGAGGAGAAAAACTAATAGTATGACAGAAGATGCAAAAGTGCTTAAGTTAGTTGAATCAAATCATCCTATCTTACACCAGAGAGTTCAAGAGTTTGATTTCAAGAATCCGCCAGTTCATCCAATAGAACTGGCGAATCAACTCATCACGACCATGAATCACCATAACGGTATGGGCCTATCGGCGAATCAATGCGGCTTGCCATATAGAGTATTCGTCATGAGAGCTGAACCGGTTAAAGTATGTTTTAATCCTAAGATTTTAATTACTTCTGAGGAGATAGTGGCTCTTGAGGAAGGATGTCTCTCTTATCCATTCTTGTTTGTTAAAATCAAACGACCAATTCATATTCGTGTACGATATACCGATGCGTATGGAGAAGTCCATACCGAAAGGTTTATAGGAATGACGGCTAGGTGTTTTTTACATGAATACGATCACTTAGAAGGCTTTAATTACTTAACTAGAGCTAATCCTGTGCTGGTTGAAAGAGCAAAGAGGGCTCAGCTTAAGATTCAAAAAAGATTAAAAGCAGTATCTAAAATTAAAACGACGGAGGCAGC